CAAGAGTAGAAGGGCATACGAAATGAGGAACATGGTCAGAAGTGCCATTGTGAGAGTTTTGACAGGAAGAGGTGGCAAAGGTGAAAGCTAAATTGAAGGCTAAAGAGTATCTTCAGCAGGTGGAAAAGCTCAATAAGATGATAGACAACAAGCTTGTGGAGCTTGAACAGTGGAAGAGCATGGCAACAGGTATCACAGCAAGTTCAGATGGTGAAAGGGTACAGGCTTCAGGAAGCCAGCAGAAGATGGCTGATGCAGTAAGCAGATATGTTGACATTCAAAATGAGGTCAATGCACAGATTGATAGGCTGGTAGAGTTGAAGAAGGAAGTGATCAGTACAATAGAACAGCTTCCTGCACTGGAATATGATTTACTTCACAAGGTATACATACAGTTTATTAAGCTTGAAGATGTGGCTGTTACATACAACAAGCATCCTAAATGGGCTGCAAGGCTTCATGGTAGTGCTTTACAGAAGGTGCAGAAGATTATTGATGAAAGGATGGTGGTGGGATGAAGAAAGCAAGACCAAAAACCTATGTTATGTACAGCATTTACAGAATTGCCACTTTTGATAAAAGTGCAGAATGTTATATACATTGCTATCCACAGCAAAGATGGGATTTTGAGCAAGCACCATTCAATGTGAACAGTGTACAGTTATCTTACAAAAATATAATAATCATAATTCCTAAAGAAGATTTTGAAAAGAAATGGAAGGTGGTGGAATAGATGAAAGATGGTGTACATCCCCAACAGAACGTAGAATGGAAATGACAGATGTTGAATATGCAAAGTGGTTCAAGGAACAATGGGAAGCAGCTATATTAAGACTAGAGGGGTATGATTTAAGCAAGATATACATAGTGGCTGATTATACAAAAAGGCATCCATAAATGTCCAAGAATGTCCACGAATGTCCTCAAAGTGTCCAAGGTTGTCCTTGTTTGTCCATAAATGTCCTGAAATGTCCATAAATGTCCGTTGATTTTCCAAAATTATGGTGATATTATAAGAAAGTAAAAATGTGAAGAAGGCATGACTTACAATGTGGGTTGTGCCTTTTTTAGTTAAAGCCTGACAGGTCTTAATCTCCTTCCTGTTGGGCTTTTTGCTTTATATATTACAGGAAAGAAGGTGTTGCAGGATGGCAGCATTGACCAAGAAACAGAAAGCCTTTGTTGAAGAGTACCTTATTGACCTGAATGCAACACAAGCAGCTATAAGGGCTGGGTATTCAGTAAACAGTGCAAAAGAAATTGGATGTGAAAACTTGACGAAACCTAACATCCAAGAAGCAGTTGGCAAGGCAATGGCTGAAAGGTCAAAAAGAACAGGCATCAACCAAGATAGGGTGCTAATGGAGCTTGCGAAGCTTGCATTTGTGAATATAGATGATGTTGTGGACTTAAAAACAGGCAGAGTTAAGAAGGAAGCAACAAAGGATGATTTGGCTTGCATTCAATCTGTCAAGATAAAGCCTACAGAGTATGGTGATGAACGAGAAGTTAAGTTCTATGATAAAAAGGGCAGCCTTGAACAGCTAGGCAGACACCTTGGCTTGTGGAATGACAAGATTGAACTTAATACAGATATGGAATTGAATATAAACATTGATTATGGTGATGAAAGTGGTGATGGGTGATGTTCACTATAGTAGTGTATGAGAGAGAAACAAGAAAAGTCATACTGTGCTTACCATTGCGCTTCACTAATGATACAGAAGTAAATCAGGAAACTACCATTTTGCATAAAGGCTATGGGTATGAGGTATTTGCGAATAGAGAGCCAGTATTTTATGAAGATGAAAATGGTGATATGTGCCTGAAGGAAAATTGTTTTGCTGTGAAAAGGGGTGATTCGTTGTGGATTTAACAGTTCAAATGAATCCCTGCTTCAAGGAAGTAGACAGAAGCAAAAAACGATACATTATTATGAAGGGTTCGGCTGGTTCAGGCAAATCAGTTGACACAGCACAGAACTACATATTAAGGCTTATGGCTGATAAGGGAAGAAACCTTGTCTGCATAAGAAAATCAGATATAACAAATAGAGATAGCACCTATGCAGAGCTAACAGGTGCTGTTTATAAGATGTTTGGCGAGAAATACAAGAGGTATTGGGATATTAAACAAAGCCCATTGCAGCTTACCTGCAAAGCAAATGGCAATCAGATAATATTCAGGGGTGTGAATGATGAAAAGCAACGTGAGAAGCTAAAATCAATCACATTCAAGAAGGGCAAGCTTACTGATGTGTGGATAGAAGAAGCAACAGAAATCACACAAGCTGACTTTGAAATTATAGATGATAGATTGCGTGGTATTCTTCCTGAAGGGCAGTTCTACCAAATAAGAATGACATTCAATCCTGTGAATAAGAATCACTGGATAAAGAAGAACTTCTTCGATAGAACGGATGCCAACACACTGACACATCATTCAACATACCTTGGTAATAGATTCATAGATGAAGCATACAAGGCACGAATGGAAAGGCGAAAAGAAGTTGATCCTGAAGGTTACAGAATCTATGGATTAGGTGAATGGGGTGAAGTCGGTGGTCTTATTCTTCATAATTGGGAAGTCAAAGATATATCACTTAATTTGGATGATTATGATGATATAGCAATAGGTCAAGACTTTGGATTCAATCATGCCAATGCAATACTGCTTCTTGGTATGAAGGATGATAACATATACATCCTTGATGAAGTCTATGTTTATGAGAAGGAAACAGCCGAGATTATACCACTTGCCATTGAAAAGGGTATTCCTATGAATAAGGAAATGTGGTGTGATAGTGCAGAGCCTGACAGAATTAAGACTTGGAAAAGAGCAGGATTCAGGGCAAAACCAGTAGTTAAGGAAAAGACAAATGACAAGAAGTATCAGGCAGCGCAGATTGATTGGCTAAAAGGTGTTGTTGATAAGGGCAAGACCATTAAGCGAATGATATATGTACATCCACACTGTACCAACACTATTGCAGAGCTTCAGCAATGGAAGTGGAAGAAAGACGAAAAAACAGGTGAGTATGAAGATGAACCTGTGCCAATTATGGATGATGCAATGGCAGCACTAAGGTATGGTTGTGAGAGATGGAGAAAGAAGAAGAAAGTCCTTTTATAAGGGCTTATTTTTATTTGTATATAGATTTATACCCTAAAAGCATTTCAAGGGCAAAATGAGGGCAAATTTAAAGCCATGGGGCTATTCTGAATCAAAGTAAAAGGAAGGTGAAACAATGCTGACAATAGAAGAGATAAGGCAGTTTATAAATGAGGATAATGCATCAGAACAAAAACGATTAGCAAGGCAAGGACAGGCATATTATGAAGGCGAACATGACATAAAAGATTATAAATTGTACTACTACAATGCAGATGGGGAATTGGTTGAAGATAAAGACAGAAGCAATATCAAAATATCGCATCCATTCCTTACTGAATTAATCGATCAGGCTACACAGTACATATTATCAGGCAAGGATGGAATTATTAAATCTGATATACCTGAACTACAGACAGAAATGGATTCTTACTTCAATGAGAATGAAGATTTTCTTGCAGAACTATCAGAAGTGCTGACAGGTTGTCAGGCAAAAGGTAGTGAATATATGTATGGATATAAGAATGAAGATGGCAAGCTTGCTTTTCAGTGCGCTGATTTCCTTGGTGTTAAAGAGGTAAGAGCCAAGGACACAGACACAAAGGCAGAACACTTCATATATCGTTATCCTGACAGAGTGGAAAAGGGTACTAAGATAATATGGCGCATTCAGGTGTGGGATGCAGAACAGGTTGCTTTCTATGTGCAGGAAAATGAAGGTGAGATTGTACCTGATGATTCAGAGCCAATCAATCCAAAGCCACATACATTGCTTAAAAAAGAAGGTGATGAACAGACCTATGGTGAAGGCTTCGGTTTTATTCCATTTTGGAGAATGGACAACAACAAGAAGCAGACAAGCTGCTTGAAGCCAATCAAAGCATTGATTGATGATTATGATTTGATGGCTTCTTCACTTTCTAATAATCTTGTTGATTTTGATACACCTATTCACATCATTAAGGGTATTGAGGATCAAGATTTGGACAAAGCGCAGAAGAATATCAAGACAAAGAAGCTAATCGGCTTGGAAGCAACAGAAGCTGGTGCAGGTCTTGATATTAAAACAGTAGATGTGCCATATCAGGCTAGAAAAGAGAAGCTTGAGCTGGATGAAAAGAACATATACAAATTTGGTATGGGATTGAATATGGCTGGCTTAAAGGACACTACAGCAACAACCAATATTGCAATCAAGGCAATGTATGCGCTGCTTGATTTGAAGTGTTCAAAGCTCATTATCAAGCTTAAACAGTTCCTTAGAAAGATAATTAAGGTTGTTCTTGAAGAAATTAACAAGGAAAACAAGACAGATTATCAGCTTAAAGATATTTACTTCAATTTTGAGCCTGAAGTTATGAGCAATGCACAGGAGAATGCAGCAATAGAGCTTACAGAAGCACAGCGCAAGCAGATTGAAATAAATATACTGCTTGGATTGGCAACTTATTTTGATAATGAAACATTGATGCAGCTTATCTGTGAACAGCTTGATATTGATTATGATGATATAAAGGGCAAGCTTCCTGATCCTGACGAAGCAGCAAATGCAATAGCAGGTGCAGAAGGCGCATTGAATAGTGTGGTGGTAGAGAATGAACCAAAGGCAGAAGGAAATCTTACAGGCACAGCTTGATAGTGAAAAAGCAGTATTAAAGAAGCTTGAAGGTAACTATCAGGATGCTCTTGACGAGATAAACAGCAAAATTGAATTATTGATGGCAAGACAAGATGCCGATATGCAGCACGTTATCTACCAAGTAGAATATCAGAAGGCATTAAAAACACAGGTTCAGAGTATTTTGGAACAGTTACAGGCGAAAGAGTTTGAAACTGTTTCAGAATACCTTACACAATCGTATGAAGATGGTTTTATCGGCACAATGTATGATTTGCAAGGGCAGGGCATACCACTTGTATTTCCAATAGACCAGCAACAGGTAGTGGAAGCTATACAGCAAGATACAAAGCTATCTGAAAGCTTATACACTGCTATGGGGCATGACATAACTGACCTGAAGAAGAAAATCACTGGTGAAATCAGCAGAGGTCTTTCTAGTGGTCAGATGTACAATGAAATTGCAAGGAATGTGTCAAATTGGGCTAGAATCCCTAAGAACAATGCAATGCGTATAGCGAGAACAGAAGCGCACAGAATACAGTGCAAGGCTGCTTCTGATGCGCAGTATAAAGCCAAGGACAAGGGGGCTGACATTGTTAAAATGTGGGATAGTTCCCTTGATGGCAGAACACGCAAGAGCCACAGGAAGCTTGATGGTCAGATAAGGGAGCTGGATGAACCATTTGAAGTGAATGGTCACAAGGCAATGTACCCTTCAGGCTTTGGCAGACCTGAAGAAGATATAAATTGCAGATGCGCTATTCTTCAAAGGGCAAGATGGGCTTTAGGTAATGACTACACAAAATGGTCAGAGGATGCAGAAGTGGTCATTGATGATGATGGCACAACACAGTTCACTATTATTGAAGCTGACAATTACAAGGAATTTCAAAAGAAGTACAAGAAGGCATCAGAACGTGTCCGAGAAGGCGCACAAAAGATGAATGATGATATAGTACAAAGGCTGAAAGGTAAAGGTGTTGTTGTAGATATTGAAGGTGCAGGAAAATACAAAGAAGAAGCAAATCAAGCCCTTCAGCATTTAGAAGTATTACTTAACGAATACAACAGTACAACTGTGTCATATACTGTAACGAGTAAGAATTTAACAGGTGATATTGCAGAAGGTGGCGCAGCTTATATGCTGAATGGCAAGACTTCAATAGCAGTTAGACCTTCTGCTTTCAAAAAACTAAAGGCAACAGACAGTTTGCGTTTGGGTGATAATCAACCATATGGCATAACTTATCACGAATTTGCACATTCGCTTTCACAATCGAGAGAAAAGATTGATGGTGAATTTTGGAAAGAAATCAGAAAAATAAAACGTGAATATGAGGGAGAACGAGGGAAAAACAGTTGGTTTGATGCGAAAATAAGTGATTATGCAAGTAAAGATGTAGATGAATTTCTTGCTGAAGCATTCACACAAGCAAAGCTTTCTGAAAATCCTTCACCTTATTCAAAACAGGTGCTTGATATTGTTGATAAGTATTTTGGTAAGAAACCACTTGAAAAAGCTGGGGAAAGTAGTAAACTAGACTTAAATCTACAGTTGTTTTCATACGATAGCAGCAAGTATAAGACCATCAAGCTGGATAAGAAAGAATATGCTCATGTTATGAGTGAGCTAAACACACACTTATCAGATGATCAGAGAAAACACAAGGTAGTGTCAAAGGCAATCGGTGACTATATCTATACCATTGAAAATAATGGTTTTGATAATTATAGAATTATCGGCAAGCAAGCTATTGATGCAGATGTAATGGAATGGTGGGATGAATAATATGGCAGATACAAAGGAAATCAAGCGCAAGCTATTTGATAAGCTAAAAGCCTATTATCCTGATAAAGATTTTGTTGTTGGGGTAATAAGCAATGTGAAAGAAGATGAAGATAGACAAGCAATCATTGATTTTATTGATAATGATGAAGATGTGTCTGTGGAAAATATCATCTTGCTATCATTACATTTGAATAATAAGAGAACAGAAGCATCCTGAATAGGGTGCTTTTTTAATGCAGAAAATAGGTAGCACCAGTGGCTGATGTTTGGGATGGTGCAAGGGAATGGGGAATCGGCTGCAACAACACGAAAGATAAAAGAAGGTGAGATAGATGGCTTTAAGTGGAGCTTTTGAAGGTTCTATTAAAGATGGACATTATAAGGTAAGGGTAGAGTGGAGTGCTACTCAAGATATAGCAAACAATCAGAGTACAATAACAGCAAAGCTGTATATGATTAATGATTGGAATATGTCTATATCAGCAAGAAGCAATGCGCATAGTGTGACGATTGATGGCACAACCACAACATTTTCAACATCAGCAATCAGTGGCACTGGAACACGTTTAATCGGTACAGCTACAAAAACAGTGACACATAATTCAGATGGTACAAAGAGTGTGGCAATGTCAGCAGTATTTGCAATCAAGGCATACTTTGATAGTGAATATGTTGCTACTATAACAGCTTCAAGCACAATCACACTTGATACTATAGCGAGAGCTTCACAGCCATCATTATCAGCCAGTTCGGTAGAGATGGGAAATGAAGTTACTATATACACAAACAGGGCAAGCAGTAGCTTCACACACACATTAAAATATACCTTTGGAAGTTTAGCAGCAACCATTGCTTCAGGTGTAGGTGCTTCAACAACTTGGTCAGTACCACTTGAGCTTGCACACTGGCTAACCCATGCCACATCAGGCACATGTACAATTACTTGCGAAACTTACAATGGAAGCACACTTATAGGCACAAAAACAGTGTCATTAGTAGTGACAGTTCCTGCAAGCATAGTGCCGAGTATATCAGTTATAAATTGCAGTGATCCAAACGGATATGCAACAACCTATGGTGGATATGTTCAGGGCAAATCTAAGGTAAAGATTGATGTTAGTGCTGGTGGTTCTTATAAAAGTGAGATTAAGAGCTACAAAATAACTGCCAATGGTGTCACATATACAGCCAATGGATGCACAACAGGTGTATTGCTTACAGCAGGCACAAACACAATATCTGTAACAGTTACTGATTCAAGGGGTAGAACAGCCACAAAGACGAAAACAATATCTGTATTAGCTTATACAAGCCCTACAATATTAAAGTTATCGGCTGTAAGGTGTTTATCTGATGGCACTGAAAATGAAGATGGCGCATATATGTGTGTCGGTGTCACTGCTTCAGTAACAGCATTGAACAATAAAAACAAGGCATATTTTCAGCTTAGGTATAAGAAAACCACAGAAAGTAGCTGGACAGTAAAATATACTTGGGATAATACAGCATATGCTGTTGGTGCAAATATTATAATTGATGCTGATACGAGTTATTCATATGATGTGCAAATGGTGGCTACAGATTCATTTGGTACAGCCACAGCAAATGCAGGCATAGGGACATCCTTCACACTGTTAGACTTTAGTGCTTCAGGAAAAGGAATGGCAGTTGGTAAAGTATCAGAGCAGGATGCCTTTGAATGTGATTTGCCTGCTGTATTTACAGGCAATGTGACAGCTTCAGGTGAAGGCAATGTACTGGCATATGATTACATATGTCACTCTTTTGGTACTGACGGAACAGCAAGATATATAAAGTTTGCAAGGTTAAAAGTAAATTCAGCATATGTAAATGCAAATATTTTAATGAATATAGCAGGCAGAGCGAGAATAGGAACACTGACATTAACCTTTAAATCTGCTTCGACAGCTGAAGCAGCTACAATCGCAGGCATCTCACAAGAAGGCAACCTTGAACAGATATATTATGTGCCTGTAGGTTCAGGCATTTTTGATTTATATATGTATTGTAGTGCGTGGGCGTATAATACAATAACAAGCATAGAACTTTCACAATATGCAAGAAATTATGTTACTTTAACTTGGGAATCCTCAACAGCTTCATCACTTCCAACAGGCTATGTCGCAGCTTCAAGGTATTTCAATAGAAGTTCAGATACAGGCTATTTTTCGAAGCTTTCAGTAGGTGGCTATGACAGCACAGCAAATTATGCACTTACTGCATCATCATTTCTATGCAATGATTGGGTAAGAACTGGTGGTGGTGCAGGTTGGTACAGTCAAAGTTATGGTGGTGGTATTCGTATGCAGGACACCACTTGGATAAGGACATTTGGTGATAAAAGTTTCTATTGCAACAAAACAATTCAAGGTGCTGCTGTCAAAACAGATGCAGGAGCAAATCTTGACACATTGGACACATTTAGAAAGTACTTTGAATTTGACAGTGCTAGAAAGAAATTGAGCTTTATGGGTAGCTGCTATTATAACAATACTGGTGTATATGGATTTACTATTAGATGGGGAAGTTCAAGCCTTGGCACATATGTAGATGATACATACTGGCTGACTGTGAGATATGATGGGTTGTTAGCTATAGGTTATCAATTAAACGGAGCAACAAAGCCTACTTGGGTTGTAAAGTAGAAAGGAGTAAATATGGCACTTAAAAAGAAAATGATAGATGAAAAGGGTATAGTCAGCAATTATCATATGATTGCTGGCATACAAGTCACAGATAAGATAAATGTGGCTGTAAAATCGTACACAGAAGAGGGATACAGAGCTTTTGAGAAAGAGCGAGAAGCAGATGATAAGATAGGCAGACAGCTTATGCAGCAGCACATTGAAGAAATGTCAAAGGAACAGCCTGACCACGAACTTATAGCAAGTATACAGGAGCAAATGAGCAAGCTAAACATAGAGCAAGTTGATTATTCTGTAGGATTGCACGAAATTATCTTGCCATTTGATAAATCGGATGATTTAAGCTATGAAGCACTATATGAAAAGCTCAAATCTGATGAAATCTTTGCAGGCGCAGAAGATTGTTAGAACTACACAACTATGAAATTAAGCATCCTATGGGTGCTTTTTTTATTGCCCTGTCGCATGGCTTAAACTAGGCAAATTTGCGCTAGATACAGCGCATTTATAAATAGTATCTGTCTGTGGTGACACCACTTAAAAACAGTGACAAGAAAGGAAAAGAGGTATGGAATTTTTAAAAGAAATCTTAGGTGATGAACTCTATGCGCAGGTAGAAGAGAAGATCAACGCACACAATGGAAACGAAGCTAACAAGGATAAGCAGGTTAAGCTTGGCAACTTTGAATCAGGCGAGTATGTCAATAAGTACAAGTATATGGACTTAGAAACAGCTTTAAAGGGCAAAGAAACAGAGCTAGGTGAAGCCAATAAGCTCATTGAAACCTTGAAGAAGGCAACAAAGGGTGATGAAGAGCTTCAGGGCAAGATTGCTGCCTATGATACACAGGTGGCAGAGCTTCAGAAAGAGCTTGCAGATACAAAGCTTAATTCAGCTTTGAAGGTGCTTCTGTTATCCGAGAAGGTGGTTGATGTTGATTATGTTACTTACAAAATCAAAGAAAACCTGAAGGAAAAGGGTGAAGCCTTAGAGCTTGATGAAAATGAAAATATCAAAAATGCAAAAGCATTGATGGATGGCATAAAGACACAGCTTCCTTCAATGTTTGAAACAGCAGGCGCAGATGGAAAAATGCGTGTGGTTGGTAACAATAAACTGCCTGAAGGTGACCAGCGCAAGCCAACACCTACAAAAGAGCAGTTTGCGCAGATGAGCTATGAAGAGAGAGTAGCACTGAAGCAGAGCAACGAAGAGTTGTACAGAAGTTTTTCAAAAAATTAAAGAAAGAGGTAAAAAATTATGGCAAGAGAAGGATTATTTGGTGGATTCTATTTTGATGAAGAAGTATTCACAGACATGATGCAGGAAGCAGATTATTTTTCAAATCCAATTATGGCTTCAGGTGTTGTTCAGCAGGATGCATCTATTATGGATTTGATTGGTTCAAAGGGTAATGTGGCAACAATCCCTATGTATAAGGCACTTAATATCCATGATGAAAATATGGGTGCATTAAACAATGATGGTTTAACAGATAACGTACCAGTTGAGATTTCAGGTGAAAAGCAGACTTGTATGCTTATTCAGAGAATGAAGGCATTCAAGGCAAAGGATTTCACTAAGGAATTAACTGGTGCAAATCCATTAGACAACATCAAGGGCAAGATTCAGAATTACTATACACAGGTATGGGAAAATGAGTTAATGAACATTGCAAAGTCAGTACTTGGCTTAAAAGCATTAGAAGATCATGT